TCATTTTTACTACTCCTTAAAATTAAAATTATTTTTTTGTGTTACTGGTGTTATTATAACACAGGTAAATAATAAAAGTAAAGAGATTTTATATATTTATTTATGTTTCCTCAGAAGAAACTTTTGTGTACTGAGAGTATCAATTCAACGAACGCCCTCCCACCTATAGCATTGCATGGCTAAAAATAAAAGGGGCTAGAATCAAGGCTAAGATACCTTAGAATTAATCAAACTTTTTTTACTTTATTTTAAAGAAAAGTGTTGACAATATATATACCTTGATATATAATGTACCCAGTAACAAAGAAAAAAACAACTATAACTATATAAGGAAATAAAATGAAAAAAGCAAACACAATTATCCAATTCAAATTCAAAGACGCAAACGCAATGTTCACAGCTAGAAAAATATTAATGTCAAGTTTTCATTTTTTAGATGATGCTTATGATACTGAAACAGTAGAGACAACTCTTGACCATGAAGTCAATATGTTTTTTGTTTCTCTTTCAATAAATTTTTCTATGTCATCAGACACACACAAATTAGAAAGCTGTGTTGAATTATTCAATGAGTTAGATTTATTTCTAGAGGAAGATGAAGAAAGCTAAACGATAATCATTCGCATTAAGTACCCGACCCAAACAGTCGGGTATTTTTTCGCCTGTCTTTCAGTCCTCGCACCAATTGCTTTTCACTTTGGCAGATGGCTCTTGCTCTTGCTCTTGCTTTTGCTCTTAGCATAACCGAGCGATGAGCGAGTCCTTACTTAGCCCGAACTTGTGAGGGCAAAAATTTTTTGAAGGATTCGCCTAAGAGTCGGCTCAGCTCATGGCTAGAATAACCCTAGAATAACTTGAGTTGTTGTTGGACTCCGTTATTGCCAGTCTTATTGCCAGCCATTCGCTATGTCAAAAGCGTAAAGGTCAAGCCTAGTCGGCTTGGTAAATGCAAAGCAAGGTCAAGCCTAGTCGGCTTGGTCTATGCTCTTAATGTTTCAAACAGCAGAAACAACCGAGCGAAAAGCAAAGAGCAATCGGCAATGAAAAAGCTAGGGCGAAAATTTCAAGACAGCCCTTATTTTTTTTTTGAAATTAATTAATTATTCTCTTGACAAATGGTGTAGAAGTGTTATAATATACTCAGTAACAAAACAAAAAAACTATTAACTAAGAGGATATTATGATTACTTCAGAACTACAAAACAAAGTGACACAAAATGTTATTGCTCAAATGGAAACACATGGCACGAACTGGCTCAAGTCATGGGTGGGCGATTCAAGAATGCCAATTAATTGTGAAACAAAAAAAGCATACAGTGGAATAAATTTATTTATTTTACTGGGTGAGGAAATGACTTCACACGAGTGGGGAACTTATAAAGCATGGTCAAGAGTTGGCAAGCAAATCCGTAAAGGTGAGAAAGCCACAACGATTGTATTTTTTAAGTCGCTTGAATCTAAGACAGATTTTGACACACAAGGCAACCCGTTAAAAATTCCAATGATGAAATGTTATTATGTTTTTAACGAGTCACAGACTCAAGACTACGAAGTCGCACCAGTTGTAGGCGGTTCGGACTTTTCTCATGTCTTAGCTGATGAGTGGATTCAGAACACAGGGGCAAAGATTGAACACCTACACGCAAGAGCATTTTATAACCCGAACTCAGACCATATAAACATGCCACCAATGAAAACATTTTTTGCAACTGATGACGCAAACGCTGAACAGAATTATTATGGAACTTTGTTCCACGAGTTAACTCACTGGACTGGTCACGAGTCAAGATGTGATAGAAATTTAAAGGGCAAGTCAGACCGCAAAGCCTACGCGTTTGAGGAACTTGTTGCGGAACTGGGTGCTTGTTTTCAGTCAGTCCATTTCGGAATTGAGCCAGTCGAGGTAAATGCCGACCATGCAAAATATTTAAATTCATGGATGCAAGCACTGAAAGATGATAACAAATTTATCTTTCAAGCGTCAGCAAAAGCAAACAAAGCAATTGGTTTTTTAAATCAATTACAAGATACACAGAAAGTCGCTTGACTAGTTAGGGGTTTGTCTGCTAAAATCAACGCTTAGCAGTTAAGCCCCAACAGCATAGAATTAGATATATAGTAATTGCATTCTAATTTTCACGCTCTTTTCATTGGTGATAATCTTTTACAAAAATAGTATATCCCTCTCTCTTACACTCGGACTTGGCTTTGCGAGCAAAGAACGCTATCGCTCCAAGAATAAATGTATAACTAAGTACCAATGCCCTGCATTGGCTTAGTTATAAGAGCATCAAAGGTGCAGCATAGCTGCAATCTTTGTCCTACAAAAAGCATTCATGCTTTTTGCTAAGAGCAACATGGGGCAGGGGCCCCATGTACCGAGCTGTACATATATAAACCCTCCTAATCACAAAAAACAGGATTTCAAAAAAGAATGATAATCATTATCAATACTGTGTTATAATACCCACAAGACAACTCTACTCTGAGCCTTATGGCAGAACTTAAGAAAAAACGAGGAAACCCTAATCTTCATAAAGGTATGAAATCACTTAATGGACAGGGTAGACCAAAGGGTTCTGTAAACAAGTTTACTGCTTTGGCACGAGAGTTAATGTCAAACAAATCTCCAGAAATAGTAGAAAAGGTTATAGAAAAAGCTATGGAAGGGGATGTACATTGCCTTAAAATGTGTCTGGATAGAATCCTCCCTGTTCACAAAGCTGTAGACTCTACACGCACTAAGGCTGATGCCCAAGTGATAATTAATGTTTCCTCTCTGGATAACATTCAACAACAACTTGATGTGACTCCAGAGGGTGAACTTATTGAGCCAGTAGAAAAAACTGATGATGAGGTTATTGTTAATATAGACTCAACACCAATGGCAGAAAAGTTTGGCTGAATTAGACATTAATTTACACCCTGCTCAACTGCAGATATTCCAATCGAATAAAAGGTTTAAGATAGTCGCTGCTGGAAGGCGATTTGGAAAGTCCTACCTATCTGCTTGGTTATTACTCATTAATGCTATACAGTCAGAATCTAAAGATGTATTCTATATAGCACCGACCTTTCAACAAGCCAAAGACATCATGTGGGCTATGCTGAAAGAATTAGGAAGAGATTTAATAGTACAAGCATACGAGAACACCGCAGTTCTTACTCTGATAAATGGTAGGAAAATATATTTAAAAGGCAGTGACCGACCAGAAACCTTGAGGGGCGTGGGCTTGTCATATGTCGTGCTTGATGAGTACGCCAGTATGAAACCTATTGTATGGGAACAAATCATACGACCTACACTTGCTGATGTAAAAGGTAGAGCCTTATTTATAGGTACACCTGCTGGTAAAAATCATTTCTTTGACTTGTATCAAGACGCAATAGAAGATGAGGAAAACTGGGATGCGTTCCAATTCACCTCTGTTGATAATCCTTTCTTACCCCAAGAAGAGATAGAGGCTGCAAGTAAGTCAATGTCGTCTATGTCTTTTAGGCAAGAGTTTGAAGCGTCATTTGAAACCTTTAGTGGTGGTATATTTAAAGAAGAGTGGTTTACAGAAGATGATGAACCAGATGAAGGTAACTACTGTATAGCTGTTGACCCAGCAGGTTACGAGGATAGTGAGAAAGAACGCAATCTTAAACGCTCTCGACTAGACGAAACCTCTATTGCTGTTGTAAAGATAGACCGCGATAAGTGGTGGGTTAAAGACATTATACATGGTCGCTGGAACATTAAAGAAACGGCTAAAAAAATTCTTGGTGCTGCGGTTAGGGTTGAATGTAATTCTGTAGGGATTGAAACTGGAGCATTGCGTAATGCTATATTACCTTATTTGGAAGATGAAATGAGGACAGAAAACAAGTGGCTGTCGCTTGTAGAGTTGCGTCACGGTGGTAAAAAGAAAATAGATAGAATAACATGGTCGCTACAAGGTAGAATGGAACATGGTCAGATAACATTTAATCCAGATAAAGACTGGAGGGCGTTTAAAAACCAAATGTTAGACTTTCCAAATAAGATGGCACATGACGATTTGCTTGACTCACTCGCGTATATTGACCAAGTAAGTGTCAGCGACTTTGCCCACACAATTGAATTAGAAGAAGAATGGAGTCCAGTAGATGATATTGCAGGATATTGAAGATTTAAACGATAAAGATTATGAAGATGTATTACAGTTTAGTGCTGATGAGTCTACCTTAAAGTTAAGGTATGTTGCAGCGTTATCTATTATTGCAAATTTTGCAAATGATATAGACCCTACTTTAGTACCTGATGATGAAAAAGTAGACTTATCTATATGTAAGATGATTATGGATGGTCATATTGAAATAGAAGAATTAAGTGACAGCATACATTAAAACTGTGTTTTGTGTTATAATCGCAACAATTTCTTAGGAATAAACTTTTATGCTTGACAAGAAAGAACAACAATACCAAGCCTTAGCTAGTTGGTTGATGTATAGACTAGATGGATGGCGAAACCATAGAGAGCAAAACTATTCATCTAAGTGGGATGAATATTATCGTCTGTGGAGAGGTATTTGGTCAGAGCAAGATAGAACAAGAACAGCAGAACGCTCAAGAATTATATCACCTGCACTACAACAAGCAGTAGAATCATCTGTAGCTGAACTTGAGGAAGCAACATTTGGCAGGGGAAAATGGTTTGATATACAAGATGACATGCTTGACGCTGATAATTCAGAAGCAGAATATATCAGAAATTTATTACAGGAAGATTTAGAGAAAACTGGCTGTAAAGACGCTATATCAGAAGTATTTTTGAATGGTGCTATTTATGGAACTGGTATTGCAAAGATTGTTGTTAACCAAACAGTAGAAAGAGCACCAACAGAAGAAGCTGTTGAGGGTTCAATGACAGGTACTCGTGGAATTAGTGAGTATTTAGCAATCGATGTAAAAGTTGAGCCTATTTCTCCTAGTGAATTTCTTATTGACCCTGCTGCAAACTCTATAGATGAGGCATTAGGTGTCGCCCACGAAGTAATTAAACCTAGATACCATGTAGTACAGGGTATTTCTACAGGTGTTTACCGCGATGTACCCCTTGATGGTGATTATGCTACCGTTAATATGGGTTTTAATGGCGAAAGCAAACAAGCTGATGAGTCAGATAATGTAAAAATTACAGAGTATTGGGGTTTAATACCAAAAAGATTTATTAAACCTAAAGCTGACAAGGATGATTTTGAATATACTAAAAAAGATATTTTAGTAGAAGCAGTTGTTACTATATGTAATGACGAACACATTTTGCGTGTAGAAGAAAACGCTTTTATGATGGAAGATAGACCATTTATAAGCTATCAACACGACATTGTGCCTAATTCTTTCTGGGGTAGAGGTGTTTGTGAGAAAGGGTATAACCCACAAAAGGCTTTAGACGCTGAAATGAGAGCAAGGATTGATTCATTGGCTATGACAACTACACCAATGATGGCTGCTGACGCAACACGCCTACCACGAGGCACTAAATTTGAGGTTCGTACAGGTAAAACGCTACTCACTAATGGTAATCCTAGAGATGCTATTATGCCTTTAGATATGGGGCAAACAGACCCATCTACATTTAATCAAGTTGCTAGTTTACAGAACATGATACAAATGGGAACAGGTAGTTCAGACATGGCAGTTAATTCTGACACTGCAAGTGGCATGAGTATGCAACAATCAGCGTCAATTAAGCGTCAAAAACGCACACTTATGAATTTCCAAAACACATTCTTGATACCCATGATTAATAAATCTATGTATCGCAAGATTCAATTCGATGTTGATAGATATCCTGTAACAGATTACAAGTTTGTGCCATACTCTACTATGGGTATTATGGCTAAAGAACTAGAAATGCAACAAATGGTACAAATGTTACAAGCTATACCTAAAGATTCACCTGCATTTAATGTTATATTACTTGCAATGATGCAAAATTCAAGCATACATAATAGAGATGCTATTGTTGCTGGTTTACAACAGGGCGACCAAGTAGACCCACAGATGGCAGAAATGCAACAGATGGGAATACAACTACAAGTCCAACAAGCACAAGCTGATATTAACAAAACAAACGCAGAGGCGCAAGAAGAACAAGCAAGAGCAATGTTACATCAAGCACAAGCTGGTTCATTACAGCCTACTGAAATGGATATGGTTAAAGAACAAGCACAAATTGCTAAGATGGGTGCAGATGTTCAAAGACAGCAGTCTGAAACTGCTAGAAATGTACCAGAAGTAGAACATCTTAAATCTGAAACAATTTTAAACCTAGCCAAAGCTAGAGCAGAAGGAACTAAATCTGTTATTAGTCAAAGAGTTCAATGAAAACAGATGAACAATTCTTGATGGACAGAATGTCTATGATGGAAACAAGTGGTTGGTTAGATTTAAAAGAAGATATGTCAAATTTAGAATCTAATATTACTAATGTAGATAATATTAATTCTGAGCAAGACCTTTGGGCAGTCAAGGGTCAGTTGCGAGTTATAAACTTTATATTAAGTTTAGAAACAGCAACTACAATAGCGTTGGAAGAACTCCAAGATGGAAATCCAACATAGTTAAACTTCATAACCCCACAGGGGCGGAGAAAAAATGAGTATAGTAGTAGATGGCACACCAGAAACAGGAGAACCTGTAGAACAAGCAGTAGTAGAAGAGGCAGTTGAGGTACAAGCAACAGCAGAACCAGAAGGTAATGTAGTTGAAGAAACCACAGAAGTCGAAATACCTGCTAAATATTCGGGAAAAACTCTTAATGAAGTAATTGAGATGCACCAAAATAGCGAACAGCTATTAGGTAAACAAGGAACAGAGGTTGGTGAACAACGGAAGTTAATCCAAAGTTTACTTGAGGCGCAAAACAAAGCACAAACTACTATAGAAACGCCACAAGAAGATGCACCTAGTTTTGAAGATGTTTTTTATGATGACCCTGCAAAAGCAGTCAACTCAGCTATAGAAAATCATCCAGATGTTTTAGCTGCAAGAAAAGTACAAGCCGAACAACAACAACAACAGCAGTTGAATGTTCTTGAAAAGGCATATCCAGACTGGGAAACTCGTGTTGCAGACAAGAATTTCCAAGATTGGGTAGGTGCTAGTGAAGTGAGGAAAGATATTTTCCGTAAAGCTGATACTGACTTTAGACCAGACTTTGCTATTGAACTTTTTGATATGTACGATAAAATAAATATGGTACAAAAAACACAAGAAGTACAAAAGAAAGAAAAAGCTAAAGTAGATAAAGCATTACGACAAACTGTATCTGAAACTCGTTCCACACAATCTGTCGGTGGCAAGAAAATGTACCGCAGGTCTGATTTAATCAACTTGCAAATTACAGACCCGAATCGTTATGCT